CGCAGAGAAACTTTGGTATCGGAGGCAACTCCAGACGTTTGGAGAAGGAGTGCCTGGCCCAGTGGGTATGGAGGGCTCTGGTACTTCATGAATCTGAAGTCCGGGGCCGCTGCGACATAAATGTTCACATAGATTGCGGGGTCAGCGGTGGAGTCGACGGAGGTGATTTTGGACACGAGCGAAAGGCTAATTACGCCAACACCCGAGTAATCAACGACGTCGTCAGGGTACCTCGTGGGCAGGTAAAACTTGTCCGACAGGTACGGGATGGTGAATTCAACCATTGTGTCGCCAGCTATGTCGACAACCTTAGAAACAAGGTCGCCAGACACATCAGCGATGGAAGAAGAGAGGGGGGCAAGAAGGTGAGCGATACGCACGCGGCACGTTTGGAACGACGACGCGCAGAAGTGGAAGAGATATTTGAATCCACCTCTCCAATACTTAGCAAACTGGGAATAGTAAGCCAGGTAGGTCATATCAATACCATTTGTCGTGTCGACATGGCAGTGCATTGGGTGGCAGGGCACCGTGAGGATCGTGGAACCGGGAGAGAAGGTCGCGTTATTGAACGACGCGAGACGAATCAGACTCGGCTTTGAAAGGATTTCCATCAGCGTGGGTTGAGGATTCCCGAGACCTGTCGTTCCGGTGTTAACGGAGACGAGGTAATCAGGGTCCAGGGAGAGCTTGATGGGGTAATCCATACCACGACCATAGGTGAGGCCAGGGTCAGGGCGAGCTTTCATGATGGTGGACACGGCAGGGTCAGTGGGCTTGTTCAAACCAAGAGACCGGAAAATGGGAGAGAGAGCCCCGGCAATCATGCCGACGGGCGCTGCGATCTCACCAATTTCCGGGATAAATGCCAGAAGCGGTGCGACAGTCGCAGTTGCTTCCGCAATATTGGTTAGAATTCCGCCAGAAGCTTTTTGTTCGGCTTCTTGTTTGACGGTCTTGCCTTCAGACTTTTTCGATTGGACATGGTTAAGAGAATCACCAATCCGCACGCAGCCCGGATGGGCACGCATACGTTGTCTGGCTTGATTAGTCTGGGGAGCAATGTGGGCAGTTATGGACGGGGTCGCGTCAGGGGCAAAGCCTGCGACTTCTGGATCAACAAATTGGGCAAATACCGTAACAGTGACATCTGGGGGAGGGTCAACTGAAACGGAGGCCAGGGGATTAAGCACCGTAAGGAATACAGTCGCTATCTCATCTAGGGCGGACGAGGTGAGCATGTACTGGTGCGGGTGTACCCATGGCAACTCCATCTCAACTGTAGAACCCTGCTGGGCAGAGATCAAGAGAGGGCGGTTTTGGGATTGCTTGTACACACCAACATGGCGGTAGTTGTAGGCACCCGCTACATTGTAGTAAGGGAGAAAGGATGCCAGCAACGTGCCATATTCGAACTTAGTCGTGGACAGTCTGAATGAGACTTTGACTTTTGAACGAAAGTACTGGTAGTACTTGAGCTTGTCGTTGATGAAGGGCAGGTTAAAAAGAACGACCGGGAAGTGGAGGACAGCGAGTGGAGCACCCACGCCATCAGAATAGTTCCATGTGAAGGAACCTATCTGGTAGGAACGCGTGAGTGCTTTCGCGACTTCGCCGGACATATAGGGATCAGTATCGGAGACAATAAACTTCTCCGGAGCGGGAGTCATGGACGTGAGGACATTTGAGGAGTCCTCGTAAGAAGTAACGTGGTCTAAACTTGCTACTACACCGGTTTGGGACCGGTCTTCTTGTTTCGCAGCAGTTTTTTCATTGGAATGAGATTGAGCTATCCGTTAAAATTCGCCGGTATCCAGGATCAGAGAGATACAAGCTAGTCTTTATTTACAATTGTACAATACATAATACTATACACGGGCGCCGTTACGTTCTGGGGAAAGAGACAATACCCGGAACGCAGGATGCATTCCCTAGCCATTCGGTGGTTATTACTAACCACCACGCCAGGCTGGGCGTTAGGCCCCACGCGGATCGCGTGAGGCCAGGGCCCCCCGGGATCGGGGGGTTAGTTTAACGTCATTTCGGACGGGGGCCCCCCGGGATCGGGGGGTTAGTTTAACGTCATTTCGGACGGTAGGGCGGCCTACATGTGTGAGACATAGTCACTCATCAGCTTCGCATAGGTCAGCGAAGACGATTTGTAACCAAGTCGGGCGAGTTCAGAATTGAACTGGGTTCGCTTTGTTTCGAACACATCGGGGCCGTAGTAGAACCATTCACTAAGGGCACTGTCAACAAGGATGAGACACATTTCTGCGTCGGGGATACTGTTGGACCAGCGCCAAAGCGGAATAGCTTCGACAGTGTCAATGGGTAAGCGGTACCCAAAGGGGCTAGGTGTGCGTGAGAGGATATTGAATTTTCCACCCTCATTTCCGCGGCCTTTGTCGGCAGGAGTAACATGCCGGCCAAAGGACTCGAAATCGATCTTATCGATCAATTCAATCGGAATTGGGACAGGGTGGGCAAACATTCCATCATCACCGTACGCGCGAGCACGGAGAGTGTCGAAAGCTTTTGAAGGTTCAGAGGATAGAGCGTGACCAAGGGGGTGGTCAAGTTGGACTAAGGACTCAATGACATTATGGCAACCTTCCACAACCTGATTAACAGAGTTGAAGGGAGTGGTGAAGAGCGATCCAGTAGGGAAGGCGTGGTCAGTGCGCCACATCACATCTCGGTAAACAGAGATGAAGCTGATGTGGGCCTTCGCGACAGCATCGCGGACCTGGTGGCGGAGGGGCCAATAAGGATGTCTTGCGTTAACTGGTGTTTGTTGATCAAGGACGATGCAAACACGGTCGAGCATTTGGAAAAACTCAACTTTTGAAGCGCGGACAATTGTATTGTCATTGTTTGCCTGATCGGAATACGTGCCATGCGTGTGAGCATAGTCGCCGTAGACGACACGACCGGCAGAGCTGTTGAGATCTGTGCCCACCAAATGGTGGAGTTCAGCGGGATGGTTGAGCCAAAGGGAAATGGCTGAGCCGTAGAACATTTTAGAGAGCACAAGAAGGATCAACTGTCCAGCAAAGAAAATGCGTGGACGGTCGATTTTTTCTCGACGGCGTAATTCGTCTTTCATTGTAACCAAAAAAGGGAACAAAACGTCATCACCTGCAGCGATGCGGGTGACAACCTCGTGGAGATAATCTTCGAGGATTGGAGTTGGCGTATTTTCAAGGTCAAAATCAATAAAATCGATCTTACCTTTACTAATCTTGCCGAAGCCTGAGCTAGTCTCGCGTTTGAGACCAGCGAAGTTTTCGACTTGTTTGATTTGGTTAAGCGTGTCGCGCATTGATAGAACACCGGGGAGATTCTGTGTTTGCTGAGCTAGATGGACGAACTTGTCACCATAGACTTTGTACAGTCGTTGGAACAGGTTGTTATGAGTCTTAACATCCACGAATGGTGTTTCAAGTTTGACACGTGCGTTTAAGAGGGTTTTCGGAGTTAGATTAGCGGGGGCTAGAACTGGGAGAACTTCCGGGAACATTGGAGAGCGTTTAATTTTCGAGCCAAAAGGCGGGTAGTTATGGAGCTTGCTCTCTTCTTTAGGAAGAGTGCCAACATACGTGCTTGAAGCAGGTATGAAGTCGTAGTTCTGGGATGGTTCTTTAGTGAGAGTAACATCACGAACACCATCTTTTGTTGCGATAATGAGGCATTGAACTGCAGAGCCCTTTTTAGGAGGGCAAAATTCTTCGATAATTTCTTGGGTGAGTAATACGCACACGGCACTGCCAAAGGCTGTGCCAACGTGCATTCCGAAGAATTTGTGTACGGCTTTTTCGTTATCGCGGGCGTACAGACCTCCACAATCACCGAGTTCGGTTCTTAAATTGCACAACACAGCGTGTGTCGTTTCATAAATAAAACTTTCGTCGGCAAGGTCGAGGTTGCAGGTGACTGGTTTTTCTTGATTCGGTTCCAGTGAACCGAGGGCGGTTGTCGTCCAAAATTCTGCTTTAGCAATGGTTTGCGTATGAACAGTATTGCCACGGAAGTGGCTTAGGACGAGGGAGGAGAGGAGAGATTGGTCAACCTCAGCGTTGGTAACGAACAAATGACGGATGTCAGTGAGTTCGCGAACGATTTTAGGAAATGTGATTCTGACAAGATCAAGCGTAAGAACGCGATCATTATCATCACCACGATGGAATTCCTGAATATCGAGTGCAG